AACAGAATCAGGATCTACATTAACTGTAGGTGGATGTGGAAAAACTGTTGCTTTAGCATCAGGTGCATCACAAACAGGATTTGGTAGAACAGGAACTGTTGATTGGGTGACAACACCAAAGACAGGAGATTTCACAGCAGCAAATGGTGAGGGATATTTTGTAGATACTTCAAGTGGAACTGTAACGATGACACTACCATCATCCCCAAGCGCTGGAGATATTGTAGCTTTTAAAGATTATGCGGCAACTTTTAATGCTAATAGTTTTACTATAGGAAGAAATGGATCTAATTTAAATGGTAATGCTGGTGATAAAACAATCATTACCGCAAATGAAGGTATGACCCTTGTTTATGTTGACTCGACAAAAGGTTGGATACCAGCACAACAAGGAACAGGTTTTATAGGTGAGGGCTTTATATCAGCCACAGGTGGTGATGCTATTGTTACTTGTGGTGATTTTAAAACTCATATTTTTACAGGTCCAGGTACCTTTTGCGTTGCTTTAACAGCTAGTGCCACACCTGATAATAATGTTGATTATTTTGTAGTCGCTGGTGGTGCCGGTGGTGGATCTAATTCCTCATCAGCTGGTGGTGGAGCAGGAGGTTTTAGAGTATCTAATAGTGTGGGCTCAATTCCAGCACCAACAATGTCACCTTTAGCAAATCCATCCGGTTTACCTGTTTCTATACAAGGTTATCCAATTACAGTTGGTGGTGGGGGAGCAGCTGCACCTGGTCCTGGTCCTATCTCTTGTAATGGAAATAATTCTATTTTTAGCTCAATAACTGCTGCTGGAGGTGGCGGTGCAAAAAGCCAACCAAATGGAGTTGGTATAGCTGGTGGTTCAGGTGGTGGTGGAAAAGGTGCACCATCTTTTCCAGGAGCAGGTTTTCCAGGAGGTTCAGGTAATACTCCTTCTGTTAGTCCACCACAAGGAAATAATGGTGGTGCAGGTTGGGATGGAATTTCTGCTAACACTCAAGGTGGTGGAGGAGGTGGTGCTGGAGCAGTAGGAGGTAATGCTTCTTCAGGTGCAGGTGGACTTGGTGGAGCAGGAAGTTTTTTAGCTGACGCTTTTATAGGACCAACAGCTCCTTCTTATGGTGAGCCTGGTCCAGTTAGTTCAACAAGATATTTTGCTGGTGGAGGTGGTGGAGCCGCTGATAGTCCAAATTCCAATCCTTTTGCTGGTGGTGTTGGAGGTGGTGGTAATGGAGGAAATCCAGGCACACCTGTTGCTGAAAGAGGAGGAGTCGCTAACACTGGAGGTGGAGCAGGAGGGGGTGACCCGTCTGCCAATGGTGGTTCGGGTATAGTAATGATAAGGTACAAGTTTCAATAGGTAAATTATGAGTGAAATAAAAGTAAATAAAATAAGTCCAAGAACAGCGTGTGGTACAACTACATTAGGGGATAGTGGAGATACATTCACAATCCCTTCTGGTGTAACAATATCAAATTCTGGAACTGCATCAGGTTTTGGTTCTACAGGTGAAGTATCTTGGAATACAACTGTTCAAACAGCTTCAACTGTAACAGGAGTGGCTGGAGTTGGATTTTTTATGAATACATCTGGTAATACAATTACACTTAATTTACCTGCAGGGACAGCAGGATCATCAATAGCTGTTGCTGATTATGCAGGAACTTTTCAAAATAATGCTTTAACAATTTCACCTAACGGATCGCAAAAAATTGGTGGAACAAGTGCTGACGTAACTTTATCAACAGAGGGACAAGCTGCTTATTTTGTATATGTAGATGATACTCAAGGATGGATTAATGTAATAGATTCTACTTCTAACATTAGAGGTAATGATTTAATAGTAGCAACAGGTGGTACTATTTCAACTTCTGGTGATGATAAAATTCATACGTTCACAGGTCCTGGAACTTTTTGTGTTTCAGCTGCTGCAACATGCGCAGCTAATAATATAGTTTCTTATATGGTAATTGGAGGTGGTGGAGGAGCAGGTTCAGAAAGAGGAGCAGGTGGTGGAGCTGGTGGTTTTAGAGAATTAAAAAGTCCTGTTACACCTTATACAGCTAGTCCTTTAGATGGCTATCCTACTCCAGGCAATAGAATTACAGTTACTGCAACAGGTTTTCCAATTACAGTTGGTGCAGGTGGTTCAATAAGTAATTCTTATCCACCATATAGTTATGGATTAAGAGGTTCAAGTTCAGTTTTTTCAAGTATTACAGCAACAGGTGGTGGAGGTGGAGCTGGTGCTTTAATAGCAAGCCCTCAACAACCAGGAGGTTCTGGAGGTGGCGGAGCCCACAATCCATCTATACCTGGTGTTACAGGTAGAACTGGAGGTGCTGGAAATACTCCTCCAACAACTCCTTCTCAAGGAAACGATGGTGGTAGCACTCCAGGAGGTGGCGCTGGCGGCGGCGGTGGAGCTGGTGGAGCTGGTGTAAGTGGAGGTCCTGATCCATCTCCAGGTGCAGCAGGTGGAGTGGGTATAACAACTTCAATTAATGCAACTCCAACAATAAGAGCTGGTGGCGGTGGTGGTGGATCTTATGGAGGAACTGTTCAACCAAATAACCCAGGTGGTGGGCCAGCAGGTGGTGGAGTAGGTGGTGGACCAGGTGGAACTGGATTAGATTCATCAACAGCTGGTACAGCTAATACTGGTGGTGGAGGTGGTGGAGGCGGACCCGGAGCACAAGGGCAAGTTGGTGGTTCAGGAATTGTTATTATTAGATATAAATTTCAATAGTTGAATGGTAATTAAAATTAATATATAAGGAGAAACATTATGGCACATTTTGCAAAACTCGGAGCTAACGGAAAAGTTATTCAAGTTTTAACTATGGATAACGATAAGATGTTAAACGCTGATGGTGTTGAAGATGAATCAGTAGGTCAACAGTGGTTAGAAACACATAACAACTGGCCTGCACAAATGTGGATTCAAACATCTTACAATACATCAGGTAACACACATAAATCTGGTGATAACTCAAAAGCATTCAGAGGAAACTATGCGGGCATAGGTTATGAGTGGGACGAAGATAATCAAATCTTCTGGCCTAAAAAACCTTATGCATCTTGGGTAAAAAACACTACAACTGCACAATGGCAATCACCTATCGGTGATGCTCCTGCATTAACAGCTGAACAACAATCACAGAATGAAGCTGGCACACACATGTGGGAACAACTTTGGAATGAAGACAATCAGTCTTGGGACTTGACAGACACAAAACTGTAAATTAAAAAGGTATGTGGTATGCAAAAGAAAGTATTATCTGAAATAGCATTATATTATGGTGATGTAGCGATGCCCAAAGATTGGGACATTGACCGAGATAAGTTATCAGGCGATATTTTACAATCAGTAATTCAAAACAAAGATTTTCCATTCTCACGAACATTCGATATGTTAAATACCTATATACGAGAGCACATAAATTTAAATTATGGTTTTAATTTAATTAATAAAGAAACGTGGGGAAATATCTATAAACCTGCGGAAACAACTATTCCCTTATTAAATATAGATCCTGTGGATTTGCGGAACTCTCCTGACTATACATTATTATATGGTGTAAAAGTTAAAAATTGTATGGTCAGAATACACTATGAAGATAACAGACGTAAAGGTAGAAGTTGGGATATACCATTAACTAATAATCAATTTATAATGTTTCCATCAACTAATATGTATTACCTAACCAATAATCAAAAGGATAGTTTAAATTTTGTACAGACAATAACTTATGAATATATCTAATTATTATTGGTATTTTAGTGGTGTATTGACACCTAAATTTTGTGATGAAGTAATACAATATGCAAATGCACAAAAAGAAGTCATGGCTAGAACCGGTGGTTATGGTGATAGAAAATTAAAAAAAGAAGAAGTATTAGATTTAAAAAGAAAACGAAACTCTGATTTAGTTTGGTTGAATGATACTTGGATATATAAAGAATTGCACCCATACGTTCACGAAGCGAATAGAAACGCTGGTTGGAATTTTGAATGGGACAGATCTGAATCTTGTCAATTTACAAAATATAAATTAAATCAATATTATGATTGGCATTGTGATAGTTGGGATAAACCATATGATCGAAAAGATCCTAATAATCCAGAACATGGCAAAATTCGAAAACTATCTATGACTTGTCAATTAACAGATGGGTCAGAATACCAAGGTGGTGAATTAGAATTTGATTTTAGAAACTATGATCCACATATGAGAGACGAATCAAAACACAGAATACAATGTAAAGAAATATTACCAAAAGGATCAATTATTGTATTTCCTAGTTTTGTGTGGCATAGAGTTAAACCAGTAACATCAGGCACAAGATATAGTCTTGTGGTATGGCATTTAGGGAGGCCTTTTAGATAATGTTTATAAATAGTTATTTTCCAACTGTAATATGGAGTGAAGAAAAACCAGAGTTTGTAAAATCTTTGAATAAAGCTAGTAACAAATATATTTCTGATGCTCGTAAAAGAGAAAAAGAATTTATAAAAAAACACGGCGACTTTGGAAGATCATATCATTCAACACCATTAACAGGTGATAATGATTTTTTAGATTTTAGAAATTATATAGGTCAAAAGTCTTGGGAATATTTAGATCATCAAGGTTATGATATGTCACAATATACAACTATGTTTAGTGAGCTATGGGTACAAGAGTTTGCTAAAAAAGGTGGAGGACATCATTCAGCACACATACATTGGAATCAACACGTATCAGGTTTTTATTTTTTAAAGTGCAGTGATAAAACATCATATCCAATATTTCACGAACCAAAAACTGGTGCAAGATGTACAAAATTAAAAATGAAACCAGACTTAAAAGGTGTATGGCCAGGTCACGAACAATTTCATTTAAGACCTAAACCAGGAACATTAATTATATTTCCAGGATATTTAGAACACGAATATGCAGTAGACTTTGGTATCGAACCATTTAGATTTATACATTGGAACATACAAGCAGTACCAAAAGAAATGGCTAAAGATGTTTAAAAAGAAAAAATACACAGTTATCCGTCAAGCTATATCAAAAGACCTTGCAATATTTATCGCAAATTATTTTAGAATGCAGAAACAAGTTTATGATACTTGTAAGGCTGCAAGATACTTTTCACCATTTGAAAATATTATAGGTCATTACGAAAATGAAAATGAACAGATTCCAAATACATATTCTCAATATGCAAATATAGCTATGGAGACATTATTACTTAAATGTCAACCAGGTATGGAAAAAGCAACAGGATTAAAATTATATCCTGCGTATACTTATGCAAGAATATATAAAAAAGGAGATGAATTAAAAAGACATAAAGATAGATTTAGTTGTGAAATATCTACTACTATGAATCTTGGTGGTGATGACTGGCCAATATATTTAAGTCCAAATGAAAACGTAGGTGCACCAGATGGTAAAAATATTACAGTAGCTAGCAAAGCAAAAGGTGTTAGGGTAGATCTAAAACCTGGAGATATGTTGGTTTATAGAGGCGTAGAGCTAGAACATTGGAGAGAAAAATTTAAAGGCAAAGAATGTGTACAGGTTTTTCTACATTATAACAATCGTAAGACACCGGGAGCTAGAGATAATATGTTCGACAAGCGTCCACATTTAGGTCTTCCTTCCTGGTTTAAACGATGATATAATCTTTAGATGGGGGCAGTACACCACCACATACCTACTGTCCCCT